GAGGTAACGGCGTGAGAGTGAGTTAATGAAAGAGATAACGTAGTCTTCCATTGGCTTAGTAGAAACGGTTTCAACGTTCTCCTGTTCGCCTTCCATCTGGCCTTTGCCGCCACCAAGTCCAGCGCGTGAAACAACGCCAAGTGCTGATGGTGAAACGCCGAAGATAGAACTAATGCGCTTAATGATGTACTCGTCGTATTCGCTCTTGTAACGTTCGTCAAGTGTTGGCATTGCTACTGGCTCGAAACCATCTGGCAATACTTTGATGCGGTGACGCTCGGCAGTAGAGCCGGTAAGTCGTCCGTTGAGAATACGCTCGAACTCTGCCAGCTTGTGGATGTCCAACTCCTGTGAGTTAGTGCGCATCCATGTCTGCGGTGTTGAGCCGTTCTGGTATTCAGAGTTCATCCATACTTGACGGTTGAGGTAAAGCGATGCAGCTGGGATTGCTTCTTCAACTGGACTGAATCCGTAAGGCGACCATGTGCGACGGTTCTTAATGAAGACACTCATCTGGTCTGTAAGGAACTCGCCCTTCTTGCCTTTGCCGGCATAGAACTCACCGTCTGCATCTGGTGATGCTGTGAACTCGCCGCGAGGATAACCCCACAACACTTGCTGGTAAGCAGGCTCAGGTGGGTGAGGGATGTCGCCTCGGTTGTCAAGGAGAATTTTAATAGTTGGCGCATTGATAATGTCAAGGCCAATCAGCTTCTTACCAAAGTTAAATCGAGGGTAGACACAGAGTTGGTCATAAACCAGAATTTGCCACATAGCTTCTGTTAGCCATTCGGTAAATGAACGGTCAGACGCAACGTAAGGGTTAGACCAAAAATCATTTAAGTCGTTAATCTGTGTACCATAACGCTCGCGACCAATGAGGTTTGCCTTAGCGTGTGAGCATCCTTGCTCTTCCATGATTTCAGCAATGGCCGAGTCAGAGAGAGTCCATGAACCTTGCTGCTTGATGATGTCGCCAACTCGAACTTCAATAGCGCGGTGGACAATGTCGCACTGCTCAGCAAGTGAAGTGAGGATTGCAAACGGTACTTCTGTCTGCGTGATGTTGAGGTTAATTGCGGTCTGGTACTCGTACTTACGAGGTAGAGCGCGGCCTGAATCATCAAGAACTAAGTCAAGTGGTGCAGGGAGTAGCGGTGCAGCTGGGCCGAGTGCAGCTCCGAATCCACCACCGCTAGGTGTGAAGCCAGGACGTGGCATTGGTTCTGCTTGTCCGATACCACCAGCGATACCTTGACCGGCTGATGACATTGCGTTAGCAGCGTAAGCAGAGTTGTATCCACCAGTGTTACCAAGAGGTGAGCCGGCCATGCCAGCCTTTTGCATTTCAGCAACAATTTCCGCAGCAAGCGTAGTCTTGTTCTTTCGCTGGAATAGAGCCATTTATTGTCCTCGTTGAAATTGGGTTGATTTAGGAAAGGCGAATGAACGGTCTTCTGTTGGAGGAACATAATTCGTTACTTCATCACTAAGAGGTTGTCCACATTTGCCACAGTTGGATTGTCCAGCCTCATTGGGGAATGAGCAAGAAGGACATCCAGGAGCAAGCATCATAAAGAATCTGTCTGCTGATGAACCGCCTCCGATGCCGAGGTCAGTTAATCCGTGTACTAACGCATCGATTCTGTCGGGCGAGTAGTCGCTTTCCCCTTGTACCCATTGGCACATCTGGTCTTCGAGCTTTTCAAACGTACCAACGTGAGAGACTCGACCTTGTTCGTACAGGGCGCTGATTGGTTCCGCACGAATGTATTTCCCACGTTTAGCTGTGATGGATTTAAGTGGGATAGTAGAGCGCTGCTGTCTAAGCACTGCCTCAACCATCTCACCACCAAAGTTTTTCTCGACGATTACTCGTACGCAGCCGAACTCATCAAAGGCATCAATGACTTGTCTAGCCCAGCCTTCCGGTGAGAGCTTGCAACTTCTGTCCGCCAGCACATAGCCGCGTCCATCAAGTCCAAGACCAACAACGCAGATACCAGTCTCGTCGTTTGATTCTCCGCTACCACCGGCAGGGTCAACTGCAACAATGATGCGAGTTAGTTCTGGGGCTTTGGCAACTCTTGTTGAGTCAATCATCTCCCAGTTCCATAGAGCGCCCTCCTGCTCCTCAAGCAGTTCGCCATACAGTTCTTGTCGTCCTAAGCGTGTGCCTTCGTATCTGGCACGCATCTGAGCGATTGCGTTAGGTGCAAGGTTTTTAGCGTTGTCAAAGGTTGAGCCTCGAACTACCTTTACGCTGCCATCATCTCGCTTAAGCAGTTCCTTGATTAAGAACACTGGCTTAGGAGTTGTGGTGATTATCGTTCTTGGGTGCAGACCTAGACGCAGGCCAAATTGAAGTTGGTCGTAGGTGTCTGGGTATTGCCATGATGCAATCTCGTCGCACCAAGCTCCGTGATGCTGTGGGCCTCGGAGTCTGTCGGGAGTGTCGGCTGAATACAGTTTGATTCGGCTGCCGTTCTTGAGACGAATCTCACCCATTGAACGGTTGTAGTTTTCGAGCATGCCATAGCGACGGATGATTGGTATTAAACCAGACTCACCTTCAGCACATGTATCTCGAACGTCAGAGAAGGTTGCAGCTACAACAGCCCATCGAGTGTTTGGATTCTTTATTGCTTGCCATGCAATCCATTCGGCTGCTGTGCGTGTCTTGCCAGCGCCTCGACCTGCAAGGTATAGGAATACTGACCAGCCACCTTCGTCAGGTAGTTGCTCAGGACGAGCTAGTCTGTCCGTCCACTGGAACCGACTCGCCGCTATGTTCGCTAAGGATTTGTCGTAACTTTGCGACTTCACCTTCGATAGTGCTTCCGTCATAAGTTATTGTCTCCACTTGTTGCTTGACAGGTGCGTCGTAACCCATCAGCTTAGAGCGTCGCTCTTCAAGGGTTATGAATCTGTCAACCGCGAACAAGAACCCCTTGTCGTCTTCGGCTAATGCTTTGTTCATTACTTTTTCAAGCAGTAAGTCAATGCGTTCACATTCCAACTTACGGTACTCTTCGACTGCTTCTGCTGGGATTGCTGCTAGTGCGCTTTGTACGCGGTGGTAAGCAGCTGTCTTAGAAATCCCCATGATGTCAGCAACTCGTTGGTAGGTTAGACCGCGTGAGCGGAGGCGCAGTGCCTCGGTTGCGTTAATCGCGTCTTGCTCTGTGCGTATGAAACCGCCAGGTGAATTCTGGGTCATTGTTCTATCGCCTTGTCGTTCTATGCTTGGACAGATTGCGCCAACAGTAACATACAAGAGTACCACATTGGTTACAACGTTTGTATTACAAGTGATTCGTGGTGGTTACAAATTACTTTTTAGCGCGTGTTGTCTTCTTGACGTATCCAGTGCCACCGCACTTGTAGCAAGTGTGACCAGAGAAAGCCCACATCTCGCTTGAGCCTTCACCACCACAACGAGTGCATGACTTGAGGCCGCGAGCTGCAAGGTCTTTGTTGCGCTTGATTTCCTTAGCGTTGCGTTCTGCGTCCTTTGCTTCTTTAGCAGCAGCCTCAGCCTTACCTTCATCGGTCAACAGGTAAGCAGCGCGCTCGGCCTTAGTCTTGTTGTTGAGTTCAGTAATGTATTCAGCAAACTTCTTGTTAAGCGCATGTCCGGCTGTGCATGCGTAGCTGAGTCCGTTACCAAAGTCTTCTGTGGTTGGCTCTTCGCACCAGACGCGATTGTTGATGTAAAACCCAGCTTCAGCAGCAACTACCGCAGTGCAACTGGCGCACTTGCCCTTGTATTTGTTTGTCATTATTTGTTCTCCATGTTGAGTGACTTAAGAAGAGCAGCGCGACGTGCCTGTGCTTCTGGGCTTGCCTTAATAGCGCAAACTTCAAGAACCTTCTTGATGTGCCATGCGCAATAGTCATCGTTGTCGATTGCATCGCGGCTGCACTGGTAGTTGTGCTTCATGCGACCTGCTGACATCTTTGTTGTTAATGCTTGGCACTGGTGTGTTGGTGTCTTTGTCATACCCCAATACTAGCGTCCAGTTATTGG